CAATATATATAGGATCAACAAAAGATCTTTCTAAATTTTTAGAAGATAATAGAGCAACTGTTGACACAATTGAGGATATTATTATAAACAATGACCCATCCAATTAAGTATTATTTAAATAATCCAAATTTAAGATCTGAAAATTACCATTATAATTACACTTTACAAGAAATACAAGAATTTGTAAAATGTAAAAATGACCCCATATACTTCATTAAGACATATTGTAAAATAGTACATGTTGATTTAGGGTTTATCCCATTTGAATTATTTGATTTTCAAGAAGACATGATTAGAAGTTTTGCTCATAACAGAGATAGTATCGTACTGGCTGCTAGACAAATAGGTAAATCCACAACAGTTGCTGCATTTTTTTGTTGGTATGTAATTTTTCATGAAGATAAGAATTGTGCAATATTAGCGAATAAAGCTGCCGGCGCTAGAGAAATCCTTTATAGATTTCAAAGAATGTATGAAGCACTTCCTTTTTTTCTACAACAAGGAGTAAAAGTATGGAACAAAGGCTCCATAGAACTTGAAAATGGTTCTAGGATTATGGCTTCATCAACTTCATCGACTGCAATCAGAGGAGCAGCCATTTCACTATTATTTTTGGACGAATTTGCATTTGTTCAAGCAGGAACAGCGGAAGAATTTTTTACTTCTGTGTATCCTACAATTTCATCAGGTAAAGAGACAAAAACAATCATAACATCTACACCTAACGGTTATAATTTATTTTACAGAATGTGGAATGATGCTATTAATAATATGAATCAATTTAATCCTATTTTTGTCCATTGGTCTGACGTACCTGGAAGAGACGAAGCATGGAGACTGAGAACGTTATCTATTTTAGGAGAAGATAAGTTCGAACAAGAAATGAACGCAGAATTTTGTGGATCATCAAATACATTAATTAAATCAAGATATATTAAAACTATGTCTTCTGACAAATACATATACTGCAAAGAAGGTCTAACTGTATATAAAAATGCAGAAGAAAATCATCAATATATCGTAATGTGTGATGTTGCTAGAGGAACAGGTAACGATAATAGTGCATATATAGTGGTTGATATAACCGAGTATCCTTTTAAAATTGTAGCTAAGTATATAAACAACCAAATATCAACACAAATTCTTCCCACATATTTGTATCAAACAGCTAAATCTTATAATAATGCATTAGTATTAATAGAAACAAATGATAATGGACAACAAGTAGCAGATATATTATTCTATGATCTTGAATATGAAGAAGTTGTGTTTATGATTGGAAATAAACAACCTGGATGCAGAACAACTAAGTCAACAAAACGATTAGGATGTTCAATATTTAAGGATATGATAGAATCACAAAAGCTTATTATAAACGATTCTGATATTATCTCTGAAATATCTACTTTTGTTCAGCAAGGTGAAAAAGGGTATGCAGCAGAAGCTGGAACTCATGATGATTTAGTTATGTGTTTAGTAATGTTAGGGTTCTTCACTACTAGAGACGAATTCAAAATAAATAGTGATGTATCTCTAAGAAAAGAATTGATAGAGCAAAAGCATAAGGATATAGAAGAAGATCTACTTCCTTTTGGAATTTTTGATGATGGAGAGTCTGTTGAATATGGTGATGATAATGATAATTGGTTGATTTAATTGTTAAAATACAGATCGTATAAATAATCATATACATTCTTGATCTATAAAAATAAATAAGGAGATAATAAAATGGGGTTTCAAGTATCACCCGGAGTTGCTGTTTTTGAGACAGATCTTACAAACATTGTGCCTAATGTTGATACTTCTACAGCGGGAACAGTCGGACAATTTATGTGGGGACCTGTTGGAGAAGTAACAATTGTTACTAGCGAAGAAGATTTGGTTAGTTTATTTGGCAAACCTACTTCTACAAACTATAAAGATTTTTTATGTGCTTCTAGCTTTCTTTCATATGCAAAAGACTTGAGAGTAGTTAGAGTATGTCATAGTTCAGCATTAAACGCATCTGCTACAGCCTCTGCTGCAGGAACTGGTGTTTTAGTTAAGAATCAAGATGCATATGAAGCTATGGACTTCTCAGCATCCGCAAATTTATTCGTAGCGAAATATCCAGGAGCGTTAGGAAATTCTCTTGGAGTTGCATATGCTAATGCTGCAGGATTTGATGCAGTAGATTCTAATGGTGATCATACATGGCCATGGAGAAGTTTGTTTCAATCAGCTCCTGATACAAATGAATTCCATATTGTAGTATATGACGCCGATGGATTAATTACGGGAACATCAGATACTGCTTTGGAAAAATTTGAATATGTATCTACATCAACGACTGCAATATACTACGATGGATCTCCTGCATATTTCAAAACAAAAATCAATAACGAATCTGAGTGGATTTGGATTGGTAAAAGCTCGCTTTTAACAGGATCTTCTGATGGAGTAGATCTTGGAGCTGGCGCTGATGGATCTGCTATAACTTCTTCTGAAAGACTTGCAGGATTTGATTTATACAATAATACAGATGTAGAGGTGTCTATATTATTTGTAGCAGGAGCTGATACTGTATCTGCTAAGTATGCTATTGATTCTATTGCAGAAGTGCGAAAAGATATAATTGTCTGTGTATCTGTTGAAGAAAACGATGTTGTTAATATCGCTTCAGAAACAACAGCTCTATCTAATATAGCAGCCACTAGAACATCGTTAGGAAACTCATCATATGCATTCATGGATGGTGCATACAAATATATGTATGATCGGTATAATGATGTTAATAGATGGATTCCTCTAAATGGTGATATTGCAGGGTTGATGGCAAAAACAGAGAATGATTTTGATGCATGGTTTTCACCAGCAGGGCTTGTAAAAGGAAAAATCAAGAATGCTATTAAATTAACAGGAAGAAACAATCAAGCAGTATTAGATTATTTGTACACAAGAAATATAAATCCTTGTGTAACATTTTCTAATGACGGACCTGTATTGTTTGGAGACAAAACATTACTCTCTAAACCGTCAGCATTTGATAGAGTTAATGTTCGTAGATTGTTTATTACACTGGAAAAAGCAATCTCTACAGCAGCTAAGTATATGTTATTTGAAATAAATGACGAAGTTACTAGAGCACAATTTGTTAATATGGTTGAGCCTTTCTTGAGAGATGTTCAAGGAAGACGTGGGATATATGATTTTAGAGTCGTTGCAGATGCTACTAATAACACACCAGATGTGATTGATCGTAACGAATTTAGAGGAGATATCTATATTAAACCTGCAAGATCTATTAACTATATTCGATTGAATTTTATAGCAGTTCGTTCTGGAGTTTCTTTTGAAGAAATTGTTCAAAAATAATATATAACAAAATTATTTAAATTACTTAATGAGGAGTTGAAAAACTCCTCATTTTTCTATATAATTAATATAGAAGTTTAATATGACAAGAATACGAAATATAGACAAGCCATCAGATTTACTAGATGTATATAATAAACTAGAGCAAGAGGGGACTCTATCTGTTAATGCTATTCGTAAATATTATAATATATCATCTCCCTCAGTAGTAATTAGATGGTTAAATGAAATCAATCTTACCGTCATCAACCCATGCACAAACAAAGAGTCTTACATATCTGATATAAATCAACTTATAACAGACATACTATCGGAAAAATTTTCATTTATTGATATTAAAGCAAAATATAATATAGATACTAGGACTCTTAAAAGGATTTGTCTCAAAAACAATATTAATATCTCCTCAGTGATGGCTCCAAATTGGTATGAAAATACATCTAATGTCGAAGAATTCATAGACACTGTTAAACAACATGGTAAGATGTATGCTGCATCCAAATATAAAGTTACTCTTTCAACAATTTCAGGTTCTTGTAAAAGACTTAATATTGATGTAGAAAAATATAAAGGATTGCAGTGTAAAAAGTTAGACAATCAAGTAACAAACATGATAATTCAAGACGCAGAACATATGTCTTTTAGTGGAATATATAAAAAATATGGGATTTCTCCTAACACTATCAAAAAAATGTTAAATGAAAATGGAATAACGAAGGAGTCTGTTACTGAAAAATGGAAAGAAGATTATAGTGATATACTTGATAATTTAGAAAATTATGTTACTCAAAACAAGCAAGGTAAAACTCTTTTAGATATATCGTCAGAAAATAACATATCAATAGAACATCTAAAAAAGGCGTTCAAATCTAATAACATTCCAGTAGTATTGCATTCATATAATAAATCTAATGCAGAGATAGAGTTAAAAAACTTTCTAAATTCTTTGACATCTTATAATTTTCAATCTGTTAAGATACATTATAACTCTCGAAGGTTTGAACTTGATTGCTATTGTAAAAATTTAAAGATTGCATTTGAATATAATGGTATGTTTTGGCACAGTACTAAAAATATACTAGATAAAAATTATCATATAGACAAGACAAAATGGTGTAAAGAACAAGGTATAAGACTTGTTCATATATTTGAACATGAATGGCTGTATAAACAGGATCTTGTTAAGTCGAGGATAAAGTCTATATTAGGGATTAATAATAAGATATTTGCTCGTAAGTGTTATGTCCAAAAAATATCTTCTGATGAATCTAGATCATTCATGAATAAAAATCATATACAAGGTAATACTAATTCTCCTATTAGGTATGGTCTATTTTATAAAGATGAATTAGTCGCATGCATGACATTTTCTAAATCTAGATTCAATCAAAAGTATCAATTTGAATTAGTACGGTATTGTAGTATACAAGGATATAATGTTGTGGGAGGTGCAAGTAAAATTCTTAGTCAATTTATAAAAGATTGGAAACCCTCTACTATAGTATCGT